ACCCACTTGATCTTCGGATGATTGTCGAAGATCTGAATCAGTGGAAATGCAGTCATCTCCCGCAGATCTTTTTTGTCATAGCAATCGTAGTAGAAAGTATGAGGAGCAATGATCAGTTTTTGAGTAACAAACTCACGGAACTCATAAGTGATGACATTCTGACCAAACTTGGTGCCATTGCCCCATCCAATAAAATCACCCTGATAGACTTGCTCAGTGCGGGGAAGATACTTGAAGCAAGTGTGCAGAATCTCTGCAACTTCATCATCATAGTATTGATCAATCTCATCGTGAGAGTGAGCAATACGGATCTTTTTCTTGTTGAACACAGCTTTAGTGCCAACAAAGAATT